GCAACCCTTTCTGCCGAGGATGCAGAGTTTCTTACAAGGGAAGCTGCCAGAGCAGACATCATCCGCACAGGGCTCGACGCCTGCTACCAACAATACGACTCGCTAAGTAAGTAACCCTCAATTGCGCTATAATAGCGTAAAAAAGGAGAATACATGAATACAAAGCTATTTATAGCAATATGGTTATGTACGCTAATTATAATTCTACAGAGTTTCAAATTTGTACAAACAATGGAAACAGATATTATGGCCATTACAGAATCAACATTTAACTTTATTACAAACTTTGAAGGTAAAAGAAACAAAGCCTACAAAGACTCAAAAGGACTTTGGACTATCGGGGTGGGTCATCTCATCAAACCGGATGAAGAATTCCTAAAGACCTTAACCCTAACAGACCACGATGTAGAAGAGCTATTTAAACGCGATTTAAAGTGGTGTGACGAGGCCGTAAGTAGTTCTGTAAGGGCACCCCTTAACCAGAACCAATACGACGCCCTATACAGCTTATGCTTCAATATAGGAGCAGACCATTTTAAACAGTCTGAAGTAGTTAAACACCTCAATCAAAATGACTATAACAATGCTGCAAACGCATTTATGAATTGGGTGACTCCAGTAGTGCTAAAACCGCGCCGTGAAAAAGAAAGAAAGCTGTTTTTAACCCCAATTTAGGGCGAAAACAGCTTGTTTTTTGCATTAGTAGATATAAGGGCTGATCACCCATTTAACCAATAACCTCGAGGAAATTATGGACGGATTCAAAAAGATTGTAAAGATGAAAACTGGTGGATTAGTTAAGACTCCAGTAACTGGCGATAAAAAAGCTGATGCTCCGTCTAAAGCTGCCGCAAAACCTGCGTTTGCTGGTAGTGATGTAGCTAAAGAAAAAAGCAAGCCATCCAGCCACAAAGATCCATATATTAAAAGCAAAGAATCTGGAAAAACTCCAGATGCGCCTAGCGCCGCTGTAAAAGGCCGTAAAGCTAAAGCTGAAGGCACTGTAGCAAAATTTAAATGCGGTGGTAATGTTAAAAAGATGCAAACTGGTGGTTCAAGCGGTGCATTAATTGGTGGTGCTTTAGGTGGTGGTTTGGCTGGTATGGCACAAGACCAAGAGCGCAAGAAGCGTATTGCTCAGTATTTAAGCCCAACACAACAAGCTCAATTGGCTCAACAACAAGCCACTGCAACAGCAGCACAACCACCAGTACCAAACCCAATGCCACAAGCTCCGGGTGGTGTAAGTCCAGCTGGCGCAATCCCAATGCAAAAGCGTGGCGGTAAAGTTAAAAAGATGAACACAGGTGGTACATGCCCATAAAGTCAAAAGCTCAACAAGGCGCTATGTACGCTGCAGCTGCTGGCAAATCAATCCTTGGCATCCCCAAAAAGGTTGCTAAGGAATTTGTCAAGTCTGGCTTTGCATCAAATAAACTACCAAACAAAGTAACTAAAAGGGCCGCTGGCCGAGGGCGCTAAATGGCGTATTCAAACACCACGGGCAACACCACAATTAATGTTGACCAGCTAATTTCCTATGCGTACCGTGATGCAGGTAAAACTGCAGAAGAGGTCACGCCCGAATACGTAGAAGCAGCCAAACAGGCTCTTTTTTATAATTTACAAAACTTATCTAACCGCGGTGTCAACCTTTGGCTCTTAGAAAACCAACTATACGGTGTTCTAACCCAGCAACAACAGCTAGTTCTTCCAAAAACAGTTATTGACGTTCGTGAAGCTAACTGGGTGTATGTACAGAACATTCAGGCTTCTGAGTATTTACCCGCGGACAATCCAGAATCCCCAGCAGCATTTGATTTAAGTCCAACATTATCTACACCAGCTTCTACACTGGGATACGCAAACTATTTTGGTTCTACTTATCAGCAATCACAAAGCGTATATTATGTTGGTTGGAATGCTTATGCTCCAAATACAACTCAAACCTATAATTTAGCATTTGAATACAGTGATGATGGAGTTAACTGGTTCTTAAAAGAACAGTTCCCAGCAATCACAATGTCTGACTATGAATGGCAGTACTACAACATTTCAACCACCGAGCCACATCTTTACTGGCGCCTGCGTGAGACTGTAGCGTCTAGCTATTCTGTACGCCAAGTGGTGTTCTCCACTAGCCAACAAGTTATTCCATTAGCCCGCTTAAACCGCGATGATTACTGGAACCTTCCAAATAAACAGTTTCCATCTGTTCGTTCCCTACAGTATTGGTTTGATCGTACTATTGAGCCCTCAATGTATCTTTGGCCGGTCCCAAACAACCCATACCAAATGTTCCAACTAATTGTTGAAGTTCAAATGCAAGACGTTGGTACATTGACAAATCAAATCTATGTGCCCGACCGTTGGATAAACTCAATTCAGAAGAGTTTATCTCACGCTATGTCGTTACAACTTCCAGGTGTAGATATGCCACGTATTCAATACTTAGAAGGTCAAGCTGACAAAGCATTCTTACAAGCTAGTGAAGAAGAGCGCGATAAGTCACCAATCTATTTCCAACCCAACATCGCGTATTATACGAGATGAGTGCTTCTTTGTATTGGATTCGTCATAAAAACCACACTGACATGTTTAGTCAGGGGTATGTTGGTGTCTCTAAAAATACACAAGCTCGCTGGTTTAGGCATAGCAGATATTCAGATAATCAACACCTTAAAGCAGCTATTAAAAAATATGGCTGGGACAATTTAATTAAAGAAGTTGTTTTAATTGGTCAAGAAACATACTGTTACAATTTAGAATCAAAGATTAGGCCAACTAAGCAAATTGGCTGGAACATTGCTGAAGGCGGTGCAAAACCGCCAGCATCCCAGTATCGTGGAGACAATTACGTAAGCCCGTTAAAAGGCAAGAAAAAAGAAACTCCTTGGATGATTGGAAGAAAAGTATCTGACAAAGAAAAACAATTAGCTTCTGAACGTCGCAAAGTTAAAGTCAAATATCAAAATATTATTTACAACAGCTTTGAAGATTTAGCCAGCTACCTTGGAATTAAATATTCCACATTAACTAATAGGGTTTACAGAAATGCAGCTAAGTATGGATATGAGGTCTTAAAATGAGCGTAATAATGACGTACGATTCGCTGGTGTTAAACATCCAGCAATATATGGAGCGTAATGATCCAGATTTCATTGCGCAAATTCCTAACTTAATTGCTTTGGCAGAATCTTCAATTGCCGCTGAGTTAAAGACATTCTTACAATTAATTGTGGTGGAAACTAATCTTACATCAAACGTAGCAGTTTTAAATAAACCTGCTCGTTGGCGCAAAACTGTTTCAATGAAGATTAACGGACAGCCTGTGCTGTTGCGCAGTCAAGATTATATAGCGCAATACCAAGCAGAATCTCAACCAGGCACTCCACTTTATTACGCTGACTATGATTATAGCAATTGGAACTTTGCACCGGTGCCAAACCAAAGCTATCCTGTAGAAATTATCTACTACGCTGAAATTCAACCATTAGATACTTCTAACCAACAAAATTTGTGGACTTCGATTGCACCACAAGCTATGTTATACGGCGCTTTATTGCAAGCACAAGGCTATTTAAAAGCAATAGACAAATTGCCTGTTTGGAAAAGCTATTACACCGACGCACTTGCAGCACTCAAAAAAGAAGATAATTCACGTCGTATTGATCGCAATACAACGATTCAGGAACCATAATAGATGACCACACCAGTATACACCTCACCCTTTACAGGCACCGTTGTAACCCCAACGGATGTATCCTATCTTGCTCTCCCATTTAGTTCAAATCAAGCTCTCTTTTGGCCTTCAACTGTTAATGGTAGCCAAGTTGTTGCTGCCCGTATTATTGATTGCACCCCTTCTACTAGTGGTCTGTCTATCACTCTTCCTGAAGGTGATCAAGGAACACTAGGCGCTGATATTTTATTTCGCAATCTTGGCTCAAGTTCATTTGTAGTTGAAGATTTTTTAGGCGGCAATTCCGTAACTATTGGCGCTGGCGTATCTAAATACTTTTATCTCACCGATAATTCTACAACCGCAGGCACTTGGAACAATGTAACATTTGGAACTGGCACTTCTTCTGCAGATGCAGCCTCATTAGCTGGTGCTGGTTTAACTACTGTTAGTGGCCAACTAGCTACAACTCAAAACATTGCTGATGTTTCTACTGTTCCAGTAATAAATGACGCCAGTCGTGCCGTAACATATAACTGGACAGCTGGTGTTGCTACTTTTAATTTACCTAACGTATCGACATTGTCGCGTGGGTGGTTTATTGGATTTAGAAATAGTGGGTCCGGCGCACTTACATTTGCACCAAGCTCCCCGCAACTAATTAACGGCAAAACAACTATTGTTACAAATCCGGGTGATTCAGGATTTATTTTTTATGATATTGGTGCTAGTGCATTTATTACAGTTGGTTGGGTAACCCCTAATAACGTAGTGTTTACTTCCGCTACTTATGACGTTGATGCTATTGTTGGAAATACACTTAATCTTGTTTCTAATGCACCAATTATTCAAACATACATAGCACAATCTGGTACTCGCACACAAACATTAGCTGTAACATTTCCAGCAATTACTCAGCTGTACATTTTAGTTAACAATACTAATCAGTCTGGATACAGTGTTACATTTCAAAATCAAGGAAGTAGTCAAGCGCCATTGGCGTTAACCACTGGAAACACTTACACCATACTAAGTGATGGTGAGTTTTTATACATTTTAAATTCCTCGTCATCTAGTTCATTTAAAGCTATTAACGGAATTGCTGGAGCACCTTCATATTCATTCCTTAATGACAATTCAACAGGCATGTATTTAACAGGAACTGGTATTTTAGGATTAGCGGCAAACGGCGCCGAAATTATTGATATTAATGCGACCAATTTATCTGCCCCAATAGTGACAGTAAACGGAAGACTATACGCAACAACTCTTAGCGGCGGAACGTTCTAAATGGCGGCTGATAATCAGCAACAAGATACTTCACAATATACTTCAATTTACAGCCTAGCAATACCGGCTGGGATTAAGCGCGATGGTACGCAGTTTCAAAACGACCAATACACAGATGGTGTGTGGTGTCGTTTTCAACGTGGTGATCCCAAGAAAATGGGGGGCTATCGTACGCTGTTTACAAGTAACATAGGTATTTATCGTGGTATGGTTTCACAACCATACAACGGCGTAAACTATATTTTTGCTGGTACGTATCAAGAGCTTGATGTATTTACGTGTGGTATTAACTACGGTACAGGTGCCGGTCCGTTTACTGCAAATATTTTACCGGGCACGGTGCAGTTTACTCTTGTATCTAGTGTGACTACTACGTTTGTAGTTGCTGGTGATGTTAGATCTTTATTTCCAAGTGGCACAAAAGTAATATTTAGTCAAACTTCTCCAGTTAACTATACAACAACCGGAACGCCGGTATACACAGCACCAAACACAACCGTTACTGTAACCACAACAATTACTGGAAGCCCCACAAGTGTTTGGTTAAATAACACTCCCACGTTTGTTGAAGATCCACAGTCCGGGCCATATCGCATTACTTGGCAGTTTGACTCTCAGTTTAGTCCCCAAGGTGGCAATCTTTCATTGTTTGCGCACCCTGGTTTTAATCTTAATGATATTGATAGCGGTGTTACATCACAAGTATTAGTTGGTAATATCGCTCCGTCAACAGGAAATACTTGGAACTTTAGCGGTTTATCTGATAGTGCTGGGGCCAATCCAACATATCAGCCAATTAGCGTTGATGGTGGTGTTGCAGTACTGTATCCGTTTATATTTGTATATGGGTCACATGGCTATATTGCTAACAACAACGTAAGTAGCACGTATTTAAATCAAAACTTTTATGATTGGAATGGCCCATTAGCCAACCAAGCCAACGTATCTTCTTCCAAAATTGTTAAAGGTATACCAATGCGTGGAGGTACTAACTCACCCGCTGGTTTGTTTTGGGCAACTGATAGTCTTATTCGTGTTTCCTTTAACTCTTCGGCTTCTGGTACCACTACCACAAATCAGTTTTGGAACTACGATATTATTTCTAGCCAAATCTCAATCATGTCATCTAATGCTGTGGTCGAGATGGATGGCGTGTATTGGTGGATGGGTGTTGATCGTTTTTATGCCTACAACGGTAGTGTACAAGTAGTACCTAACGATAAAAATGTAAACTGGCTATTTGACAACATTAACTATACGCAGCGCCAAAAAGTATGGGCAACTAAGGTTCCCCGTTACAATGAGATTTGGTTCTTTTATCCTAGAGGTACTGCTACAGAATGTACCGATGCTATTATCTATAATACCAAAGATAAACTCTGGTACGATTCGGGTTCTGCAGTCGGTTCACAAAGATCCTGTGGATACACCACTGAGATTTTTCCAACACCTATTTGGGCTGATTGGAACTACGCACCATCATTTAGTCAGCCATACACAGTAATAACACATCCAGCTAGTTTACCTGCACCTACTACAGATCAAATGTATCTTTCTGGTGATGTTACTCCTGTATTTAGTCCCGGCACTATTATCACATTTGATAAGACTGCGGACTATAACTCAACATATCAAGTAAGTTCTGCGGTATTTACTATTAACACCACTATTGGTGCCCCAGGTGTTACCTTAGTGACGTTTACAGAACAGTCACCAATTACAGTTGTACCCGGTGCTTTGGTGTACCAACAAATTGGTGGGTTTACTATCTGGCAGCATGAGTATGGTCAAAATCAAGTAAATTTAAACGATGAAACTGCCGTGTATTCTAGCATTACTACCAGTGATATTGGTTGGTTAACGGGTAACCCAAGCCAAGATGGTTTAGTGGGCGTTAACCGCCGTATGCACTTACGTCGTGTTGAGCCTAACTTTTTACAAACTGGTACCATGTCTATGACCATTTTAGGTCGTAAGTTTGCTTCTAGTGCCTTGGAAGAAGATTCTGGTCCATATTATTTTACACAAGATACTGGTAAAATTGACCTTCGTGTTGAGCATCGTTTAATTCGTTTAAAGTTTGAATCTAACGAAATTAACGGAAATTTTGAAATGGGCCGTAACTTGATTACTTGTGAGTTTGGGGACGAAAGACCCTAGAATGACAATTTATGTCAATAAG